GCCGTACCGCAACCGAGTCCGCTTTAGTGCAAGACGCAAGCAATGCTCGTACTGCTGACAAGTTGGCTATGGTTGAACAAGCCATCAGCGAAGTGGGTCGCCGTATGGTTGCCCTAGCAAGACAATATATGTCAGGTGAGCAGGTAGCCCGTATTACAGGTAAAGATGGTGAGCCTGTTTGGGTTCAGTTTGACCGTGACTATTTGGAAGGTGACTTTGACTTTGAAGTAGTTGCTGGTTCAACACAGCCAAACAACGAATCTTTCCGCCGACAGATGGCATTACAGATGGTTGACGCTATGGCTCCGTTCGCTGGAGCAGGAATCATAGATATGGGCAAACTTGCCGCCTATGTACTGCAACAGGGCTTTGGTGTTAAGAACCCTGACGAGTTCATAATGCAACAGCAACCTCCTATGGCTCCTGAAATTGGTGGTGCTGGCGCACCACCAATGCCACCAGAACTCCCTCCTGTCCCTGCTGAACAAGGTGCTGGTCCCTTAACTGGTGACCCTGCCATGTTGCAAGCGATGCTTGCACAGCAAGGACAGATGCCGCCAATGGCATAAAGGAACAGCAATTTCATATGTAGAGCAACCAACTAGGACTCTAGGAGAAATAACATAATGAGTGATGAACTCGTAACAACATCGTCTGTGGAACCCGAAGGGTCACCCGTTACAGAAGGTGTTTCAGAAAGCCCGAATACACCAGTTTTATCTGTTGAGGAATATTCTAATTATAGAGTTCCAATCAAATTAGATGGTGAGGATTTGGAAGTACCTCTAAGTGAGGCACTCGCTGGTTATCAACGCCAAGCAGATTATACTCGTAAGACGCAAGAACTTGCACAGCAAAAAGAACAGTTTCAATTTGCTACTGCACTTCAATCGGCTTTAGATAATGACCCTGCCGCCACGATTGACCTGTTGAGCAAACATTATGGTATCAGCCGTCAGGCTGTTAACGAAATGATTGCTGATGGTGAAGATTTTGATTCTTTGGACCCTACGGAACAAAAGTATCGGGAACTTGACAAGCGTCTTGCATCGTTTGAGGATTATCAATCCAAACAGGAAATTGAGCGTGAAGTTCAACGACTAAAGTCCAAATATGAGGATTTCAATATCAATGAAGTTGTTACAACCGCTTTGCGGATGAACTCAACAGATTTGGAAGGCACATACAAGCAGATGGCGTTTGATAAAATGATGGCAAAAGCAGAACTAGAACGGCAAGCCCGTGAAGTCCAACAGCAGAAAGAAAACTCTTTGTTGGAATCCAAAAGGCAAGCCAGTGTGGTATCGGGTGGTTCGTCCGCTACGGCTAACACAACTAGTGAAACTTTTGAACCCATTACATCAGTCGCTGAGGCTTGGGCAGCAGCCAAGCGTTCTATGGGCGCAAATTAAAAACTACTACATTCTTTTAGGAGAACATAATGTCTAATGCAAACTTTGATGCGTTGCTCAGTACAACGCTCGCAAACTATCGTGACCAACTCACGGACAACATCTTTACGGCACGCCCGTTGACCTACTTCCTTCAGGATAAGGGTCGCATCCGCATGCTTAACGGTGGAACCAAGATTGTTGAGCCACTCATCTACGGTGAAAGTACAACTGTTAAGTCGTACAGTGGTTATGACTCAATCTCGTTGACCGCACAAACTGGCATCACGGCTGCTGAATACGATTGGAAGCAGTACGCTGCATCAATCGCAATTAGCGGTATTGAAGAAGCCAAGAACAATGGTGAACAAGAAATCATCAACTTGTTGGAAGCCAAAATCATGCAGGCTGAAGAATCAATGCGTGAAGGTTTCAACCGCATGTTCTACGCCGATGGAACTGGCAACAGTGGCAAGGACTGGAACGGTCTTGGAAACTTGGTTGAAGCATCAGGAACCGTTGGCGGTATCAACCGTGCAACAACTGGTAACGAGTACTGGCGTTCATACGAGGAAAACACCGCAACAGCGTTGACCCTCGCACAAATGTCAACTGCTTACAACAGCGTTTCTGTTGGTAACGACCACCCAGACATGGTTCTCACGACCCAGACTCTGTTTGAAAAGTATGAGGCTCTATTGCAGCCACAACTTCGTTACACCGACACCCGTACAGCAGATGCTGGATTCCAGAACCTGTTGTTTAAGGCTGCTCCTGTTGTTTACGATGAGCATTGCACCGCAGGTATTGTGTACTTCTTGAACAGCAAGTACCTAACCTTGGTTGGTCACTCAGGCAAGTGGTTCTCACAAACCGAGTTTGTTCGTCCTGAGGACTTGGATGCCCGTTATGCACTCATCATGTGCTACGGAAACCTCACCTGCCGTAACGCTGCAAAGCAAGGCAAGTTGACGGCTAAGACAGCCTAGTTAAGTAATCCGATGGTGGGGGCGCAAGCCCCCATTATCATAATAAAAAAAACTACAAAATTCAAAAATTTAGGAGAATGATATGCCACTTATTTCAAACACTAGCGGTGCAATTGACCGTACCCGTCTTGCAGACTGGGCAACCAAAGAAGAAAAAGTAACCGTAGTAGCAGCAACAGACGCAGCAACCGTACAGGTTGCAGCAACTCTTGCTGGTGCAGCACGCACACTATACACGATGACACCAACAGCGTCCCGCACTTTGACCACACCAACTGGTGCGGAACTTGGTGCAGCGTTTGGTGACGAAGCAGTTGGTTCAAGTTTCCAATTCACCGTAGTCAATGTTGCCGCAGCAACCCACCCAATCGTGGTAACTGCTGGAGCATCGGGTGTAACACTTGTTGGTGTAGCAGCAACCTTTTCGGTTGCAGCAGCATCGTCAGCAACTTATGTTGCAGTGTTCACTGCCGCAGACACGGTTTCAATCTACCGAGCATAATCCCCACTAGGGAACAAATTGATAATGGTGGGGAGCAGAAACTCCCCACCATTACTCTATATAGGAGCATTTATGCCTGTTAAATATAAGATTCTGTCCAGCCATGCAGATGCTAAACCTAAGGCGGGGACAAAAACATCAAACTACCCTAAGGGTAAAAAGTCTAAGGGTGTTGAGGGTTCTATTCCTTATAGCCCAAAAGTTAATGCTGATTCTGCTCGTAAAAGCAAACAAGCACGGGCGTATGGTATGGGTAAAGTTAAAACTAAGCGAGGAGCATATTAATGCCGCAGCCTAGGAAACTTCGTGGGAATAGTGAAGTAGCCCGTAAGACTATGCGTTCTAAGGACATCAAAAAAAGTTCTATTGAAATGCAAGACAAGAGGCGAATCAACTCAATGCTTGGTGATTTGTCTGGTGGTATGGTGAATTATTATGGCGGAATTATACCTGCACAAAATTGGTTACGAGATGGTGAATCACAAAGTCGTACCGAGAAACGCTACGAGGACCAAAGAAAAAGAAGGAAAGAAGCAAAGTTAACGACTAAGGCTGGAAAACGGGCTGAGGACCAAGCCGATAGAAGGTCAAAAGCAAAAGCAGCCGAAAGAAAAAAGCAATTTGCAAAGAAGAAAGCAGCAAAATCTGTTAATGTTAATAAAGTTAAGAAAAGGATGCGATAATGCGTAAACCCGCTATTGAAGCCCGTGTAGGTCATACCCGTGGTATTGACGACATCGTTGAACCGTTGATTAAGAAAGCAGTTTCTGGAGCCAAGAAAGGCTCCAAGAAAGTTGTTAAAAAGGCTAAGAATGATATTTCTGACCCTAATTATAAAAAGAATCCTTATAACAAAAAGGGTGGCATGACTAAGGACTACAAGGATTATGTTTTGCGTAACAGCAGAGGAGATTACTAATTATGGCATCTAAGAAACGAGCAATTGAAGCCCGTGTAGGTCATACGCAAGGTCTTGACGATATCGGTAAAGGTATTGTAAGAATTGGTGAAAAATACGCCAATAAAATTAAGCGTGGCAAAGTGGAAATAAATGTCCGCAAGCAACTTAGAAAGAATAAGGTTGAACCTCAGTGGCGGGCGCATTTTCTTGATAACAAGGAAATGTATTTGCCAGCAAAGAAGGGTACTTATGCTAATCCATATAGCGGTAAGTCGTTGCCTAAAAAGATTAAAAAGAATGTAATTAAGGGAGCAAAGTAATGGCATCCAGCAAGAAACCAAAAGGCATTGAGGACGACCTAGCAAAAAAGATTTTGGCGTTGCTCCGTAAGGGTACACCAAAAGCGATGAAAGAGGCTGACCGCCTTAAAGGTATTCAGCGCACCTACCGTGATGATGCTTCAAAAATGCGTTCAGGCAAAGAAGCACTTGGCAAAGAATGGAACCGTAAACTTGGTGCAGAATATTATGCAACAAAGCGGGCTAGTGAGGCTAAGAGTGTTTCTCAGCGTTTGCGTGAGGAATCCCGTTTGAAGGGTATGGACAGTAAGTTTAAGAAGGTTGCTGCAAGGGAGCGTGCCGATGAAGGCAAAGCAGCAACTAACGCTGGTATTCGTGCTGAACGAAAGAAGGCTACTCGTGATGCTGGTGGGCGTAATGCGCCTGACCGTATTGATGCCCGTAAGCGTGCCGCAGCAAACCGTGCTAAGAACGCTAAGCCTAAGAAGCCACGAAACAACAAGAAGTAGTTGTGGCTAAGCCTAAACAGCAGAAACCACAGTTTGATATTGGGGACCTATTGGGGTTTCTGAATCAACCTAAGGTTAAGGCTGGTATGAATCTTGCTGAAGGCAAGATAACCAGTCAAGATGTTATGGGTTTGATGGGTGGTGGTCAGTCTAAGGCTGCGCCTTATTCTAATGTTTTGGCTCAGGCTGGTAACACTAAGGTTAAACAGGATTATGAAACCGCCAAATTTTTGGCGGATTTCTTTACTCCAGCCAGCGAAGCACAAAGACTAGTTCAAGGTAAGTCCGAAAAACTGGACCCTATGTGGGCTGCTATAAACTTTCTACCTTTTGGCAAGGCTGCCAAAAAGTTGAAAGGTATTGACAGGAACACTAAAATGATGCTGGATATGCTTAGGTCGTCTAAGCCGTTGCGTAGTCAGGTTGCTGGTTCTAATAGTGGTTCAACGGATTATACTTATTCTCCGCTTGAACTGTTGTTGCTACAATTACAGGGCGGTTGATGCTTTTGGGGAACAATTCCCCTATGAGTGATGAACAATAACGCTGTCCCTGCTCACTCCTATTATGGAACCCCTCAAACTGGCTACCGCCTTTCGGCGGTTGCTGGTTCCCGTATTGCTGCCCCTAGTGGACCTTATATTGGTCGTGGTGACAAGTGTGCTGGAAATGATGACACCTGTGGTGCGAACAAGGTGCGTGGACAGCAGTTTTGTGCAGGTCATTTAAAGAAAATCAAATCTGAACAGGAGGCATAATGGCTTATGCCCAGATGACTGCAACAGCGTTGCGTCAAACAGTACGAGACATAACGGACCTTGACGCTGAGGACCTACCCGATTCTTTGCTGAACCTTTATATCCGTGACGGCTATTACCGTATTTTGGACATTGAGAAGCGTTGGACTTTCCTAGAGAAGTCGTTCACTTTTAATACTGTTGCTGAGCAACGGGCTTATCCTATTAGTGCTTTTACTGCTGACCCTATGGCACAGATTGTGTCTATTGTGGATAACACGGGTATTGGTTTGCGCTTGGACATGGTTTCACATGATGAGGCTGAAAGCACCTATGTGGGTGCGTATGACACAAGTGGTGACCCACTGTTTTATTCTATTTGGAATGGCAACATCCATCTGTTTCCAAAACCGAACAATGTTCGTACTTTGACTGTCCGTGGTTATCGTGAACCTATTGATTGGGTTACCGAAGGCGGTTATGTGGATGCTAGTGCTAACTTGCATTTTGCTTTAGTTTATTATGCTTGTAGCCGTGTGTATCAGCGTTTAGAGGATGTCGCTATGGCTGATGTTTATAAACGGTCTTTTGATGAGGGTGTTATGTTGGCTGTTAAGTCTGTGATGACACCAAATAGTCATGCCAACTTGGTGTTGTCTGCTGGTCGTACCACTGGTCGTCCAACCTTTAATGGTTGGATGACACGCATGGGGCAAGGTTTGAAAGATAACCAATAATGGCTGGATTAAACATTACCGAGGTAAGTGATTTTACTGGTGGACTGAACTTCCGTGCAGACCAATTCCAGTTGTCAACTTTTGAATCACCTGACATGTTAAATGTTGAGATTGACCCACGAGGTGGTGTTTTCAGCCGTGGTGGTTACCAAAGGTTAAACACGACAGCAGTTTCGGGTACTTGGAGTCCACAAAAGTTGTATCCGTTTAGTGGTGCAACGCCAACAATCTTGTTGGCTAATAGCACCAAGGTTTATAAATCAACTGGCGGTAACTTTACAACTTTACAGGCTAGTGCTGGCGTGGACATCACTAGTGCTAGTCCTCATGGTTTTTGTATGGCACAGTGGGCTGACAGCATGTATCTTGCTACTGGTCGTAGCGGTAGCGGTGGTTATGTGTGGAAAACTACAGACACATATGCGACAGCATTGACAGCATCTGGAACCGCACCTCATGCTTGGCAAACAACACCAACCACTTCTGAACGCAAAATGCCAACAGCAGAACACCTTATTGTCCATGCTAATAAAATGTGGGCTGCTAATACAACTGAGGATGGAACATATTACCCAAACCGTTTGCGTTGGTCATTAGAAAACGCTCCAGAAAACTGGAATGAAAATGACTATTTTGATATCGTTGGCGGCGGCAACGGTATCACAGGCATGGCTGTTGTATCAGGACAACTAGTTGTTTTCAAACCCAACGCTGTGTATGTAATTTTTGGTTACGCTAGCGACAACTTTCAAGTTGTTGAACTAACGAACCGTCTTGGTTGTATAAGCCATCATGCTATTGCACAGGCAGATGATGGTGTTTACTGGTTTAGCCATAACCAAGGATTATATTTTTATAATGGTGCATCCATTAAAGACATGTTTGACAACCTTCGTACTGCTATTGACTTGAACTATATAAACCCTGCCGACCATGAATCAATCAGTGTTTCTTGGGTTGGTCGCCGTGTGTGGGTTTCTGTACCATACTCTAAGGAAACAACTGTTACTGTGCCTACGGTTAACTTTGTTTTGGACCCAACTATTCGTGGTGGTGTTTACACAATGTTTTCCAGCCATGAT